CGATTGCAGCATCTCCCGAAAAGCCTCAACCGACTTTTCACGCGCAGTCCTCTCCTCCTTGATCTCCGCTACAAATTGGTCCTTTGTGCGCTCCAGCATGGCGATCAGCACCGGGACAGCCTTCCAGCAGAGCCAGAGCACACCCAGCACAAAGACCGCAATCAGCCCGAAGCTGCCAAGCTCGCGCACCGTGTTGACGGATATGCCGAAAAACTTCTCGTCCATCGGCGCGGCATCCGCAGCCATCCACATACCGGCAATCCCTCCGGCAGTCACGATTGAGGCTTTGATCCCCTCGCAAAAAACATTGTTTATCATAACGCCAGTTCCTCCCAAAGTTGCGCCAGCGCGTCCGCCACCGGCCCCGGCTCGCTTGTGATCTCAACCGCTGCTTGTCCGCGCTCTCCATTGCCGACGACGGCAGCAACAAAGGCGGGAGAGTATGCAAACGGAGAAGGATTCCCGTTTTCATCAACTGTTTCAGTCCACTCCGTCACAACATCCGCCACCTTGCGGATCTCGACACTTTCCAAAGTTTCAAACCCTTCCGGCACCATTTCGGTCGCCCATGACATAGCGGAAAAAACTATCCACTGCTCCTCCTCAGTCAGATCCGAAAGCGTCATCACGTCATTGCGCCGGAATCCGTCCTCCTCCCAGTAGCGGGAAGCTGTTCCGGTTGCGGGACTGAATTTGATGAGTCGTAGAGTTTTCATCTCGCAAGTCCTGTTATGAGCATAGAGAAAAAGTCAACCTCGACATGGGCCGAAGATGTCGTCCTTGTCTCGACCGCAATGACCGGGTAGCTGTATTGTACATTCAGAGTCATTCCAGCAAGATTAAGCGTCTGCTCGCTGCCTCCGTTGACAGATGCAGCAAAGGTTGTTGCCGACGTGCGGCGGATCCGCAGCGTGTGGAACGCCGACGTGCTCGGCGCAACGCCGGATGCCGTGGCCGCTACAACTGTGTTACTGCCGCTAACCACCCCTTGCCCGATGAGCGTCCACGATGCGTCACCTTGGTCCGTGTCGTAACGGTAATACACCCCACGGCCTGCCGATGACGACGCCGTAAGGGCTGCATTACCACGGCCTCCGATGCCGACCCGTATCCGTATATTTGTTGTCGCGGACACTCGAAGCACAAACCGGGCATCCCAAGCTGCGGTTTCCCAGCTCATCGCAGACACTGAGTTTGGTGGCGTCAAGTGGACGCCAGCCTGATCTCCGGTCGAGGTTGTGGTTGCCAACCTTACGACGCCGCCATTTGGGAATGCGATGTTCTGACCTGTTACCGCCGCCCCGGTCCCTGACAACGACCATCGAAGCTCGCCTATGTTGTTTGTCGATGTCTGCCCGCCGCACATGAAATCATCCCGCAGCACCATGATTCGCGGATCAATAAGCAGGAGGTCAGCCAAGTCGCGATTGACGATGTAACTCCCGCTCAACAAAGTTTGATTCGGGCAGGTGTTCGCCACCCCTTCCATCGTGACGTTGCCCGAGAAGGTCGCGCCAGTGAGGCTCGCAAAGACGTTTGCCAGCACGGTTTTGATGTTGGCCCATGTGAGATTTTTCAGCCCGTTGGAGGCCGCTGAATCAACGAGCGGGACTTCATCAGCATCAACCGGAGTCGTCTTGCTGGTCGCCGCGTGCGTGGTTGCGGCAATGTCAGTGATATAGCTTCCAGCGGCCTGTTTCCCGTCCAGTGCCGTCTGAAGGTCGGCTTGGTCCGATAAAGTTCCGCCAATAGATCCCCATGTTCCTCCCCCGCTGCCTGTGCTAGACGGAACCCATTGCTTTGTGTATTCGTCCCACACCAGACCCTGACCGGATGTCGGGTCTTTTACGGATACGGCATCGCCTTGGATTTTTGCAGCGTCCACCCCGCTTGCAGGGAACATTCGCTGGACGGATCCGGCCATCTCTTAGATGTAGGTTGCGGTGAAGAAGCAGTCGTTGCTGCCGATGGTCTTCTGAGCTGCCGCCGTTGCGGGGTCGCTCCCGTAGGAGTTGCAGATCGTGATTCCGGTCGAGCAGGGAAGCCCCTTCTGCCACTCGTAGAAGAATCCGGACTGTGCGGAGACGGGGATGATCGCAAGCGGAACGGCTCCGTTGGCGGGAACGCTTGTGGCGTTGTGGATCTGAATCCATTGAGCGGGTCCGGAGTTGTATCCACTGATCGACTCAAGGGACCCCGCGCTCGCTTTGGCGATGAGGGATGAGGACAGGGTTGTTGACTTCGCGACCAAGACGGTTGGATCACTTGCCACAACCGATCCAGAGGAGATGGTTACCGCGCTCGTGTTGACGTTGGTGAGCTTGGCGAGGATCGCGGCAAGGGTGGTCTGCGTTGCCGGGTCGGCAGAGAGCTTGGCAAGAACCGCGGCAAGCGTGGCCTGGGTTGCCATGCCGGACGCAATAGACGCCAAAGAGCTGTTGCCGGTATCCTGCTTTGCGCTTGTGGCGGGGTCAGCCAGTTTGGCCAGGATAGAGGCCAGAGCGGTATTGCCTGTGTCCTGCTTGGCTTCGGTCGCCGGCGCGGTAATCATCTTGGCCAGGACGGAGGCCAGAGTGGTCTGAGTGGCTGCGCCGGTAGGGAGCGCACTTGAAACAACAGACACACCATTCTTGCCGCCGGTTTGGTCAATCTCCACTTTGCCGAAAGAGATGTCCCCGGAAAGCGTGATGCCGCCAACGGTGACGCCCTCGGAAAGCGCCGTAAGAACAAGGCGACGGAACTCAGAATCAGAAACAGAAGGTGGGACGACGATGGCCATATTGAAAAGATGCTGGATGTTTGGTGTTGGAAAGGGGTTCCGCGCCGGCTCGGTCAGAGCCTGACACCACGCGAGGATTGTCATGAGCCACAAGCAGTCCTGGCCCTGCGCCTCGCCGGCGCGGAAGATTTTGGCCTAGCGGTTACAGGCCAGTGGAGCTCGAAACGCAGGCCTCAAAGCCAGTGTTGAACGGGCACCGCTTGTACGCGAAGGGAATCACGTTATGCGGACGAATCGGCCGGTACGCCCGGCTGATCTGGTAGATGTGCTGCCCGTAATCGAGGAACAAGTTGCAGTCGTTATCACGCTGAGCAACCCACTCGAGTTCGCCCATGCTGAGCTGCGGAGCGAACTTGAAGGTTCCTTCGCCGACGAACCGCTCCGGCACCAGGCGCTCGAAGGAGTCCCCGGCGATCAGGAAGCCGATCTCGTACGTGGCCGAAACCCACGCCGGGTTGCGGCGCGCGCCCTTGCCGTTGGTGACCACCGCGCTGACTTCGGGCTCGATGAGGACCGGCATGTTGTCGCCGTCGAGGACGTTGAAGCGCAGGGGCTGCGAGTCGACGCCGAAGGCAAAGCCGCGGTATCCCTGGAAGCGATATCCAGCGATCGAGTCTTTGCCGATCTGGAACGAGCCGGTCGTCAGAGCGACCAAGTCTTCCTTGACGTCAGCGTCGTTGCGGATCGTCTCAATTGCGTCGATGCCCATGAGACACATGAAGAAGTCCCCGTTCTCGGTGCCGAAAGGTTCGGCCAGCATATCTTCCCGGAGGAAGCTGCCCAAGCGGTAGAGATTCTTGAAGTTCATCGGGCTGGTCGGCAGCGTCGAGATGAAGGGTTGGTCCACAAGCTGCGCATCGCCAGAGATGAGGCTGTCGAAGGATTTGCCCGAAGCAGCGGTGAACTTGAGACCGGAGCGGCGCAGAAGCGTCGCACGGACGTCGGAGTTCATCAGCTGCAGGATGCCTTTTTCCAGGGCCATCTGCGCGGCGAGGTACGCGCCCTTGAAGGCGGTGCGGCTCGTCTTGATACAAACACGCGGCCCGCGTCCACGGAGGGACTGGAGCTGGTATTGGTATTCGGTAGAGCCCACTTCGTCGGCGTCGGCGCCGGTTCCGCAGAGTTCCACGTCGTTGGTGAAGGCGGGTTCAGCCAGCGAGCTTGCGAGGACCGCGCGCTCTTGGATGACGCTGCGCACGACGTCGGAGACGTTGGGCAGGGTGCCGCCTTTGAGGATGTTGATGTAAGGGGATTTGCGGGCGAGAACCTTTCCGATCTGCCCAACAATCCGGTTTGTATCCTTGGCCGCAAAGTTCTGGACTGCGGACAAGTCAATGCATTCGTTTGCCATAGTGCTTGAGTTTGGTTTTGGTTGTGTGGCCGAAACCTTTTGAGACCGCGACCACAATTTGTTTCACTGCGTGCCCCTCGGACGAGTGGGCGTTTGTGATCGTCCTCTTTGCCTCTCTAACCCTCCAGGCGGGGAGTCCATGCGAGGACCAACCGGATTGTTAATTGACCTGATACTGCTGCCTTCCGCGAATTGAAACCAAAATCTTCTGTGAAATAATGGTGTACATTCTACGTAGAATTTGATATACTAGTTTTGTCATGAGTAAACAAACCACCAAAATAACCTCCGACAACGCGAAGGTCGGAGACACCTACACACGCAACCGCTTCGAGGTGCACTATCTCGGCAGCGACAACAAAACATGGTTCGCTATGGCCAGGAACGCGAAGACGTTGCAAGAAGCGCGGGCGCAGCTTGCAGACCGCAAAGCCGGCGACCGCGCTTTGGCTGGGTTCATCCAGCTGGGCAAATTCCCAAGGACCAGGATCGTCAAAGTCCTGGCGGAAGTCACCGTCGTGGAGATCCTGGAGTAAGACCACGCGGAGCAGGGTCCTGCGTGAAGTCTAACCAGGTTTTACGCAGGCCCTCCTCCAAACCGACTTGAGGCGACCACCCCAAGGATCGCATCAGCGTCACGTCAAAAGTTTTTCTTGGGATCCCGGTAGGCTTAGAAGCGTCCCACTGTACCGGACTTTTCATCCCTGACACTTGCTGCAGGAGGTCGGCCAACTCTTTGATGGTGTGGCCTACCCCGGTCCCGACCGAAATGACATCCGGGGTGTTCCATCGTTCGAGCACTACCTCAATAGCAGAAGCTACGTCAGAGGAGTGAATGAATTCTCGCACAGCAGACCCGTCTCCCCATACGACTGGGACTTCTCCTTTCGTCATCGCCTGGTGAAACTTTGCGATCAGCGCGGGAATCACATGCGCCGACGGCCCATAGTTGTCGCGGTCTCCGTAGATGTTAGACGGGTTGATTGTCATGAACTTCTTCCCGTGTTCTTCCCAATACGCCTTGCACAGTCGCCACCCAGCGATTTTGGCGATGGCGTAGGCTTCGATGGAATCGTCCAGCCGCCCAGTAAGCAGCGAGTCTTCCCGGACTGGAAGTTCGGCATCTCGCGGAAACATGCAAGACGTCCCCACAAAGATCAGCTTCTCGGTATTGAATTCTGCTGCGGCTGAAATCACATTGACTTGCATGCGCAAATTGTCCTGCAGAAACGAGACCGGCTGGGACTTATTGGCGGCGACGCCTCCTACCTTGGCGGCGCAGTGGATCACCTCTTGCGGCTTGTGGCGGAAGAAAAAACGGGCCACCTCATTCTCATTCTTGCAGTCGCCCTCAAACAGAAGCACTTTCCGGCGACCAGCAAAATGCCTGACACACGCTGAGCCGAGAAGTCCCCGGTGGCCGGTGATGAGCAATGTTTTCATAGGGTTGCGCGGTAAGCCTTCTGCAAAGTCCGAAGGATCTCTCCCGATTTGATCGCGTGAATGCAAGTCGCTTTGCGCTTAGTGACGCAGTCTAACATGACAAGCAAGCCGTTTTGCGTGACTGTCTCGCAGCTGGCTCCGTGGCGGAAAGGCAGGTGTTTGATCTTGCCGTGTTCGCAAGCGGGGACGAACCACCAGTCGATGAAAGGTGTAACTGGGCAAGCTTGCAAGCCAGCTGAGGCAGCGACCAATCGCTCCAGAACTTGGCGAGACATGAAGTACGGCGGTTGCATCGCGATAAGAGGATATCCCGCGTGGTAGTCATCTGCCCAACGAATGCCTTCGAACACTTGGCCTGGCACGCGAAAGTCTGTCACTTCGTTGCTGTAAAGAATCTCTGGGTCGTCAAACAAATACTCTGGAATCTGCGGCGACAAGATGAGCGAATCAGAATCATTGAGTAGATACCAGTCAAAGTCGTACTCGAGCAAGATTTTCAACTGCAAATGCTGCCGGTCCCAAGAATCTTGCCCAACGTAAGCTCGCTTGCCGGCGAACCTACAGGAGTGGCGTCCCATTCGCTCGATCTTCGAGTCTTCTGGAGACATGATGACGATAGGGCAGCGATGATGTTCAAACACCGGCATCAATTCGACTACTTGCTGCTGGTCTCCTGCATAGCAGTGAACTGAAACTAACGTTTTGCGGTTGTTCATACTTTAAGCTGGCTTCGTACAGCTTTCACCGCGGAGTCATCTTTCACCCCATGATAAAGCACCACAGACTTGTTTTTCTTCGAAAAAAGTTCTTGTTCAGAGATAGTGTCGCGGTTGTAGTCCATCTTGATCAACGGCGTATTCACTGCGACTGGGCAAGTGATTTTCCCGTGGAAGTAATCCCAGCCGACAGTTCCTGGCGAGCCTATCAGCTGCGGCAATTTCTGGATGATGTCCCACGAATAAAGCGCGACGGCGTTGATGTGGAACTTGCACTCCTGAAATCCAGTAGGAATCTTCGTGCCGCAGATCAACTTGCCGGCCTTCTGCGTTTCGTGCCACGCTTGATGCAAGTCTCGGTCCCACGTCCTGCGTAACATGACGCAATCAGACTCCACGATAAGCAGGCTGTCCACTTTAGGGAACAGGCTGTGGCGACAATAGACGTGGTCGAAAATCCCGAACGCCATTTCGTTGCAGCCCATTGGCCACCCGACCCCGCGACGCTTGTTTCGGTAGTATCGTACTTCTGCAAACTTGTCTGCGCATCTTTCGTGAAGTCGACTATCCGGCGCCTTAGACACATCGTGGCGTAGCACAAACAAAAGCTTGGTACGCGTCGACTTCTCCGGAAGCAAGTCTGCCAGCAGTAAGGCCACCTCCCGCATGCGCGGCCAGTCGCCATCCCAATAAGGCAAGCAGACGAGCAGCTCGGAGTCGTTCATACGACAGCTGTGTGAACACCGTAGACGCCGTAGCCGACATGCAGCGCGTGCAAGCGAGCGTCTACGTAAGGTTGAACTCCGACTTCTTTCGCCCGCTTGCAGAAAGCGATGTCTTCTCCCCGCCCGTCCATGCCTGGCTGAAAGAAGTTCCACGGCTGACTATCGTGCGCTGGCGCCAGCTCAGGAAGTTCTTCTTGCATCTTGAGAAACACGTTCCGATGCACGAGCATAAGCCCAGTCCCGACCCAGTCACAAGGGAAAAGACGATTCTCAAACACGCGTGCCGCTCTACAGTATTCCGAGTCTCGCAAGAGGGAATTGACTGGCAGGCCGGTACCGTTGCGCGTGTAGTAGGTTCCTCCGACCAACCAGTGCCCAGACTCTTTCAAGCGGTCGAGCGTCTGCAAAGCAAGCGGCGCGTCAGGGTAGCTGTCTGGAAGTCGCGCCAACTGACGAAGCATACTGGCTCGCCCGATAGGAAACAGCATGTCGTCGTCCACGAACAAAAGCCAGTTCGCTTCTGTCTCGAGAAACTTCATGGCCAGTCGATTCCGAGCGTGATAGATCATCGCATCGCCCAACTCCATGTCAAAACGAACTTTCTCTTTCCCGTAGTCAAGCGCCAGCGCAAGCAGACACCACGCGGTCGCAGGATTAGTAGCTTTGTAGGCGGGAAATCCGACGAACACGTCGCGGCCCTCCCAATCGGCGACCGCTGGCGCTAGTCGTGCTGCACTTCCTTCTGGAATGCCTTTCTCTGGCGCCAAAACCGCATCCACGACCTTTTCTGCAGCCGGAGTAGGCAAACTTGCCTCTGCAACTTGCAGCTCCTCTGGCGAAGTCTCCGAGTCTGTCTCGGCAAGATCAGACTCGTCGACGCCGCTGATGCTCCCGCCAAACCCAGCTGGAATTTCTACCGCAGGCTTGGCCTTCGGCTTTTTCAGGTTGAAGCGGCCCATGATTACGCCTCGGCTTCAGCTGCTGCGAGAGCGGCCTCGATCGCTTCGTCATCAGACATCTTTGAAGTATCTGGCGCAATCGCAGGACGTGTTTCACGCCCAGTTCGCTGTCCGCCGGGCACGCGAGTCGCGCCTTTGATTCCTTCAAGTTCTTTCTGAATCTTCGCTTTCTCTGCAGTCTCCGCGGCCAGCTGAGCTGTCAGTTCCTTGACGCGGGACGCCAACACCGTGGACGCGACCGCAGCCGCAGCAATTTCGGCGCGCGCTTGTGGCGTAGCCGGCCAGAGTGACTGCTGAAAGATGTTGCCGAGTTCAACGACGTTAGCGTTGTGCGCTTCTGCCTGCTTCAGCTCCTCGCCTTTGAGACCCTCGGTCGGAACCAGGTTCGCCCAGGGAATGTCCTTGGTGATCGAGGCCAGGTGCGTTTCGATGGCGGTCTTGTCCTGGGTGAAACGCTCCATCTGAGCTTTCTCTCGCTCAGCCAACACCTCGTCTTGCTGGGACGCAAATTTCTCGAGCTCCGCGCTTCGCTGGTCAAGCAGGTCGGCCCGCTCAGCGATACGCTTCTGCACACGTTCCCGGTCCACGAAAGACAGCTTGCTGAGAATGTTATCTTCCCAAAACTTCGGGTCGATGTTGTTGACGCCGATCTCCCGCATGGACTTCTCGGTTTCCTCTGAGAGGCCTTGCGCCCGGAGAAGACGAAAGAGATCGTCATCGATCGCCGAAAGTTTCCCGTCAAACTGCTGCTTGAACTCCGGATCATTCTGCGCATCAAACACTTTGCGGAAGGTGCGCAGCTCCTGAAGTTCTTGCGCCACTGCGGCTGGCACGGCGCCGGCAGCTTTCGCTTTCTCCAGCTCTGCTTCCAGCGCAGGCACGCGCTTGGCGACAGCTTGGTGATGCTTCGCAACTTCCCGGAGTTTGTCGAAGTTGACCAGGTTTCGTGGGCTGACGCCGGCCGGGGGAGCGATCTTATCTAAGTCGAGCGCTTCCAAATCGGCGATTCGTTTCGCTTCAGCTTCCTCAGGAGTCGGCTGCGGCGTAGGCTCAGGCTGCGGCGTAGGCTCAGGCTGCGGCGCTGCGTCAGGCTGCGGCGCTGCGTCAGGCTGCGGGATGACTTCTTCCGGCGGCTTGTTGGCGTCGTCTGTCGCAGCGGGGAAGTCCCCGTCTTGAATGCCGGCTTCGTCCAAGGCGGCGTCGAGTTCGCTGCTAATTTGCGAAGACGGCTCTTCAACGGATTGAAGATCTTCTTCTGCGGTGAGACCAGCCGTAACTGGTTTTTCTGCTTTGGCGGTGCGTGGTTTGCTCATAACTTATGACATGTCTTGATGTCCAGAATCGATAGTGACTTGGCGTTTCGTCTGCGCCAGCGTGAAGAAGTAGTCGACTGCAGCCTCGAACCCAGCGTTCATGGCTGCGATCCGAGCGATCCCGTTTGCGTCGGCTTTCAAGATGTCTTCGGCCGTGATGGGCGCAGGAACACCTTCGCGCATCAGCGTACGGAATCGGTCTTGTTTAATCTTGGATAGAAAGTCGCGAAAGGCGACGCCTTCTTCTGGTGAAAGTGGGTGGCTCATGACAGTTTGGATGAAAGGCTACTTCATTTCAAGGGTCGCTCGCTAGCGGTTGGGATAAGCGGGATGGCCGGCTGCTGCACGCTGCCTTGCGGCGTCGGCTGGGGCGGAGCCGCCGCAGATTGTGCGACTTGGACAACTCCGGGCGGAGTCACTGCGCTCGCTACCGCAGACACGCTGCCAGGCGACTGTGATTTCAAAGCAGCAGCAGCTTGCTGGTCCATCGGAGTCAGTTGCACGTACTGCTGCAGCTTTGAAATCATCTCCACAAATGGAGCCAAATCTTGAGGCTTGGCACCTTTTCCAGTCGCGCTTTGTATGTGAGCGTCGGCGTGCGTCGCCACCTTTGCGAGAAACTGCTTAGAACTGGTGAGCGGCGAGATGTCTGGGTTGGCGATCATCGGCGCGATACGATCGGAAACAACTTTGAGATGTGTCAGGTCGTCGTCAGTTGGATCCACAGGCACATCGTTGCCAGTAAGCAGCGTCGCGAGTTCCATCAGCTGGCTACGTCCCTGCTTCAGTTGCGAAAGCGGATTGAGATCTACATTGAGCAGCCGGCTTGCCGCGTCAGATCCGAGTTTGGAAGCGAGATGCCGGCGCTTCAACTCGGTGGTGTCGATGAGAGGATCGGCTGAGTAGGTCGCGACTACGTTGTCAAGCAACCCAGACTGCGAAGCGATAGCGTCCTCCACGGAAGAGCGGGAGCTTGCATTCGCAAGCATGATGATCTGCGTGGAAGTGAGGCCTTCTTCAAACATCTCAACGATGCACTTAATCGCGTCGATGTCAACGTAAGCCGGGTACTCCACAAGAAAGAAATCCTCCGCGACTTGGGCTTTTCCAAGATCCTGAAAAAACATGGCGTCGTACACTGGGATCTTGTTCGTAGCGACGACTTGATCGTAAATGGTTTTCGCCAAAAGAACGTTTTCCGGGTGACAGACGCGCCTCTGCATCTCCGTGATCAGCCCGAAAGATTGGTCCGCAAACCGAGCCAGCGACCCGGCTTTGATTTGCGCGTCGATGCCGGCCACATAGTTGACTTCGCTCGCGGTCCGAGCCGTCTTCGTCTCCATGTTCACTTGCCCAGGCATGAAAGCGCCCACAAGAATCTCCGCTTGCGCCGTCGCATGACGATCTAACGCAAAGAACGCTTCGCTGTTGACTTCGAACTTGACGTTCTCCACCGGTTCAAACCCGTCGCCCAAAATAGCAAAGGGATGCTGCACTGTGAGGGCCGTCGTCTCCGTGCTTCCACCGCTCTGCCGCTGAGACTTCTTCAGCAGTATCAGGCCAGACAGATGCAATGCGTCTTGGATAAGGTTCCTCGCTTGCTCAATCGAGACGTGCGTGTTGAAAAGGATTCTGCCGGCGCCGCGACTTCCATGCAGCGTCTTATCGCCAACTTCTGCTGCGAACAGCTGAAGCGCTTGACTCATCTTACTGTAACGTCCGGCGCGGAAGTAAAGGGGCGTGCCGTCGTCTCGATCAAAAATGTAGTGGTCTACCGCGTGCCCGGTTTTATCCAGCGCAAAGATGTGCCCGGCTTTCACCACGCGAACAGAGCTAGAATAACTCGCTGCGTAATTGTTCTCGCGCGCCAGGTCTTCCATTTGGCGGGCGTTCTCTTCGCTCGCCTTGTTATCGAATTCTTTTGGCGCAGCGTTCAGCTTCTTCATCACATTCTCGAGATGCCATCCGGCGCTCTTGGCCCGATCGCCAAGTTCGACAATCTCCATCATCTCATGAACTCGAAAGTTTTGCTTGAGGCCCCACACTTCCACGTCTGAAGATTCTTGCGGACATCCCACGGGGAAGAACGCTTCGTCAGAGCGGTGCGCTTTGGGCTTCCATTCGTACTCGCTCGACCACCCGACCGCGACGTAGCCAAAGTCAATGTTTTCTACGATGATCTGGTCCAAGAAATCGCTCCACCCAGTCCAGGTGCGAATAAGGTTGGTGATCTTCTTGCGAAACAGGTCGCGCTCTTTTTCAGTACCGAGCGACTTGTGCGGAAACTCAGCGAACGTCAGCAAGGGCAGCTGGTCAAGCATCTGCTTGTAGGGCGGGTAAAGTCGCCGCAACATCGCGCTCATGAACCCAGTAGGCCGATTGTTGCGCCACGACTGGCCTGCAGCCTTTAGTTTTTTCGGGGAATAAGGCTGCTCACCATCGCGCTTGCGAGTGACCGCGGCGTTCTTATTGTTACGATCGCGGTTGTCTTTAAGGAAGTCTTTGAACAGCGAATGCGCTTGGCCGAACGTCATCTTCTTCCCGACTGGCTCACCAGTTTCGGCGTTAACGTAGTCGCTTGTTTGCGGCGTGTCGTCGTTCACTTTACCAGTTTCCTTCCGGGCATGTTTCAGTCTTGAGCATGGTCTTGAGGCGAATCAGACACTCGCAACGCGAGCACTGAATGCCTTCTCGATATAAACAATCTTCGCAAATGGACAATCTTTTCTTCTGCGTAGTCTTTGACACGCGCGGATCTTCATGCGTTGCGGCGACCCCTAATCGGCACATGGCCAAAAAGAAGTTCCGCGCGCCTGAGAAGGAGATCTTCATCGGACCCAACAGTGCGCGGGCTTTTGCACTGACGTTTGCAAAGTGTTAACCGGGTTGCGAAGCCATACCGCAGACCGCGTTTCTAATCTGAACAGTCGGCAGGCGTAAAGTCTCTTACCCCACGGTGTATCGCGGCCGAGTCGTATCGCGGTGCCCAGCCGGCCTACCTGCTCAGAACACGAACCGCAAGAGATGTTCCAAGGCTTGTTGAACGGGCACTTGCGGCACACTTCGGCGCGAGACTTCGCTTCGCTGAGTAGCACCAAACGACTCTCATCGTGGTTGTCCAACGTCCGGTCCATCCACTGGATCATCGCATCAGTCAAACTTTGCGTCTCTGTGGACGCTGCTCCTCGAGTCACCGTGACTTGAGCTGTCGCACCGGTGATGCTCAAGCACGCGTTGGGAAAGGTGTTACAGATGTAGTCCTCGCAGTCTTGCGCCGCGTTCCCGATGGGGATGAGGTTGTCTGCTCGAAACTTGATCACCGCTTGCACGAGCTCTTCGAAAGTGCTGGCCCGAATCGGTTCCTTCATGGGTCGGCCGGCTCGGTCCAGTTCGGGTTTGTGCCACCCGCCTGGCATAACGATGCCTGTGATCACTCGAGTTTTATGCATACTCATGACATGTCAAGGAAGTCTAAGCTGTCTACTAGCCCATGTGAAAGTGGCTTGGATAGGATTTTCTTCTGTGCAGGTTCTGGCACCATCAACGCCGAGAGTCCTGCGTTCATTCTTACACCGTGCACAGCCAGCATCAAGGAGTCAAACCGGTCTGGAGAACTTCCGCTGCTCGCTTTCTTGTAGTCCTTCTTGCTCTGCATCCTCACGATGCCGCGACCGACTTGCGTATACTTCCGACTTGTCGACTCTTTCTCGAGCTGGTTCCAGCTCATGCCTGGATTCAGCTTGAGGATCCCAGTCTCCATGAATCGACGAATGGCGAACCCCATCTCAGTGGAGATGTCATGATAAAGCTCGCTAGCGACTTCTGCGTCATCATCCAAAATTCGTACGTCTGTCGCCGCCCAAGAGAACATGACGCCGAGCACTGCTGGGCCGAACATCTGGCAGAGCGCATCATGCACGCCAGTTCCGTTCCCAGTGCGGTCCACTGTCAGCCACTGCGGCTTGATGCTCAGATCCTTGCAAAGGCGGATGATCGCTTTCGCTTGATCGAGCGTCTGCTTCTTCTCGAGCACGACTTGCGATTCTACTTGCACGGCGCGCTGTCCGCTACGGATGGCGTGGAATCTCCCGTTTGCGTCTGTCCAGCCGGCAGCCTCGCCATGCCGCAAGTGTGTGAAGACGCAAAGATCGCCGCCTTCGAACGCGAGGTCTACTCCGCCGGCTGAGATGGTCGGCCCAGAAAACGTTATCACGCCCTTAGCAGAAGCGAACATTGACCCAGTGAGGATCACCGCTTGCGCTGAGTCTTCTGGGAACCAGCCTCTCGCCATCGTATAGTACTCCGGATGGTTGGTGCCCATCTTCAGCATCCGCTCGAAGCCTTCGTAAGTCTGCAGTCCTGGGAACACTACTCTCTGCTCGACTACGTTCTCGCACTTCGCCCCATCCAACCGAGTGACACGCCAGCCAAGCGTGCTTTCCCACGACTCACTCTCGTCAATGTCCAATGACGCCCAGCCGTTGGTTGGCTCAGCGAGTTGTCCAAACTTACTGTTGCGATCCTTTGGGTTCGTGGCCGCGAACACCTTGACGTTGCTGCGCTCAGACTCTTCAGTCAGCAGCACGTTGTTGACGTCTTCCCAAACGCCGCCTGGAATCTCCTCCGCTTCGTCAAGCAGCAGCATGACGCGAGACAGCCGGCCAAATCGCCAATGCTTGCGAGGCCGTGGCACTGGGTGAAATCCTCGGAGCCTGCCTTTCCCATCGTCGCCTTGTGGGATCGACACAAGATGGATGCCTTGCTTGTCGTCGTTGTTCACCTGCACGGACTCGGTCTTCACGGTTAAGCCGGGCACGGGGACGATGGTGTTCTGCAGCAGGTTCTTCACGTGAGCAAAGACGTTAGTCACCGCGTGCTGCGCAGTCACCGACATCACTTTAATGCACGTCCACTCTGGATCGCGGATGAAGTCCAGCCCAAAATACACCGCCCCAGAATAGCTTTTGCTCAAAGAGCCACCGCCCATGATGAGGTTCTTCGCTGATCCGCTGAGCGCTTTCCACACCAACTGAGTACAGTGCGGCTCAGGCGTGAACAACTCAGGTCCCCAGCACACGATCGCTGCCGCTTCGTACTCGTCGATATCCAGCAGACGTTGGATGAACTTCCAAATGATGAACTCAGCTTCTGTCGTGGTGATCTTGATCGCTTCAGCAGGCGGACGCTTGGTGCAATTCTTTAAGATGTACTCTGCTGGGCCGAAGAGGTCGCCGCTTGCGAGGTGCGCTTGTCTGACGGCGTACGCATTCGCCATATAAACTTCATGCGGCTTAATCATCCCGATCTCGCGCTGCCGGTCAAGCGGGATAACATTCTCGGGAGTGACTTCTCCGCGGACACCTGTGCGGTTGTAGAGGCAGTGCGACCCCTTCCGGAGTTTCATCTTGAAGGCCATTACACTAGATCCTTCGTAAAGTCAACGATCTTCTCAGACACCTGCACTCGCACGGAGTCGTTGAACTCGCCCATCAGCCGGGCGTCCAGCTCGATTGCGCGCTGCTTGTCCGGCGTCTTCACATGCACGGACCCATCTGGAAGATACTTCACTTCTTGCGCGAGCGGACTCGTTTCGTCGACTTCGTCTACCGGAGTACGCACAACCTTCGCGAGGAATCTTCGCTTCTCATCCAAAGAGAGAAACATGCTCTCCTGCGCTCGGTCTGCCAGCCGGCCTTTCAGCTCATCGACATATTCCTGAATGTAAGGCTTGCGCAGCACTCGGCGGGCGTAAACATCTGCCATGCCTTTCACGGCTTCTTCCCGGCGAGTCAGCCTCCAGTTCGCGCAGTGCGTCTTATACGCCATGAGGAACGCCCGGTACATGGGGTATCCCTTCACGACGTGGAGGTCGACAAACTCTCGCTCGACTGGGGTCAGCCTTCTTGCTACTTTGCTCGCCATGCAGAACCGAATAACTTCAGCTTGCTACCGAGTAAACAAAAATCATCTGCTGAGTATCACACCTGCTTCGGCGATCAGCGGGGCATCGCACATCGACTGCACCCATTTCCACTGAGGCCAGCGGCGGTTCGTCTCTTCGCAGAGTTGCTTCTTTCTCTCAGCGCGGTCGCGAGACCTCTGCGTTTGCGGGATGATCGCGTTCATCCAAGATAAAAGTGACAATTCAACTACGCGAAACTCTGGGTAGAACTTTGAGTACATTTGCCCAAGACCGAATATCTCTCGGTAGTTGCCGAACAGCACGCACATGAACGCGGCGGAGCGGTCCTCCCCAGCAAACTTAGGCACCTGTTCTATGAAAAGTATCTTCGAACGCTGAAACCATTCATAGAGGACGCTGCTCAACTCATCATAAGACTCCGGCATGCGGATGCCTTCTACGACTTCTAAGAGATTGTTTCCCCGGCGGACTCGCTCCATCAAAACAAGGCACCCACTCTTGCCAGGATCGCAGCCGACGACCAGATCTCCCACGGCTACTTCATAGACATCCTTCTTCATAGCGCCAGCCTATTTCGGCGAAAAGCGAAAGCGAAATCTAATCTTTTCATAGAAGTCAAAAGAGGTAAGGATCAGCAGTTGGTTATTATTATACAAGAACTTTAAAATAAATATAGTAATTCTAATATAGGGTCTGGATATATAGAACTCCCCCCTAGTAAATTTATGTTTACCTTTGTAGTACAAGGCAGTAGTCTATCCTAATGAACACCACCAACCACAAACTTGGAATGCGCCCTGTCCGGCCTTCCGCATTACCCGATAAGGACGCTGAGTCCGCAGCGCTCGTCCCAGCTGGCGTCACTGAGCTCGCCCTTCACGAGTCTCAGCACGCTTGCGAAATCGCTCTCAACGAGCTCACACTTTCCAAGCAAGCTCTTCTCACCCTGCAAGCGTCTCACGCCGAAGAGCGCGCCAGCCTCCGCTCCCGCCACGCGAAAGAGGTGCTGCAAGCTGAGAACGTCATCCTCCAACTCCGGCAGAAGTTCTTAGCCGCGCAAAAAGAAAGCGGCTTCAATCGCCGAGAACTCCTCGCGCAGCAGAAGCAAGAAGCGCTCGCTCGCCGCCAAGAGCGCGAAGAGACTCGGGCCTTCGAAGCGGAGTTCAAAGCAGCCCGCCGGGAGAAAGTTCTGGCCCTTAAAAAGAGGCTCAAAGACTTGCAGGACGTGCGGTCTCAAATCGAGTCACTCAGCGCCGACTGGGACGCGACCTTCCACGGAAAACTTTCTTATGAAGAGCGCTTCGCTCAGTTAGATTCCGACCACCTCAACTTCTATGATGAGTACAAACTCCCTTCGGAGTGGCCGGATGCTTTTTGCTCCCGCATCCGAGTCCGGATCGCCGGCCAGCTCGCTCAAACGAAGAAACTTCTCAGGCAAGAAGAGGCCGGAGCCGACGCCGACAGCCTCCTGCAAAAGCTGCACCTGCCGCCCATCTTTGAAGACCCAGCCGAAGCAAAAGCTCCGCGGCCGAAAGCTTTCAAGACGCTCGAGCACTTATCGAAACCCGTCACGCCCGGCGCAACATATTCCGAGTAGTGAATTTACTACGTAGAAAATTCTTACACTTTCCCGTGTACACTTACCTACCGGTTAGTTATATCTTCTCTTGTCATGAGCAAACTTGTTCAAATCTCCACTGGTGAGAGAGTCCGCATAGACTCAGACGGGATCGTCGAACTTGACGAAACCGCGATGAGGCGACTCTCTCAAGACGACCGCATCCTCTTAGATCGAGAAGCCGACGCCCAGTCTGCCCGCCATTGCGGGAAGGCGCTCGCCCGCGCTTCTTTCGAACACTTCAACCGGGCCTGATATCTATATGCTCGAATCCCTTCCCATCCCTGACGAATTCGAAAGCGTGATGACGCCGGAGAATCGCCTCCCCTTAGAATATCTACCGGCCCATTGGCTGGTCATCATCTGCACTGAGCCGTCCCGCAATGAATACGGCTTTACTTCGGGCGGAGACCTGCACCGCAACTGGGAGAGCGCCCGCCACCACCGCTTCCGGGCCGACGCTCGCAACACCCCCAATGGCGCTATCCAAGTCCACTGCCCGGACGGAACCTTTCTCGCCGTGAAGATCACTTCCTACTGCGACACGCCGCCTCACCGCACGGCGCGCCGCTCCAACACAACGCGGTAACAAAAGAAAACCAAAACTATGGCAGACACGCCAACACCTGCGGCCGCTAAGGTCGCCAAACCCAAAGCCCCGGCGAAAAAAGTCGTCGCGGCAAAGAAACTCGAGAAAGCCGTCGCGGACAAGACGAGCGGAAAAGCTCAAGCCGAAAAGGCCTCCGGCAAATCCGCGGCTCCCGCGCCCGAGCCTCGCGGCAACGTGAAGATCCCCTACAACTGGCGCACGCGCTCGTTGGCCCGGTTCATCACGGACAGCATCGACGACCCGGCTGATCGCAAAATCGCGCGCTCGGGGCTGCGGGACCTCCGCACCCTGGATGAGCTCCGCACCTTCGTCAGCGACAACATCGACGCCAAAGCGTGGGACGGCCTCCTCGAAGCCTGGTTCGCCGCCGGCAAGGTGGAGGACTAACCGCGCAACCGCTTAACTGCGCAACTGCTTAACCGCGCAGGCAGGTCCCATCCCTCCTGGCGGTTTCGCCTTACTTAGAAAACTCCATCATGCCCAAGACTACTCTCACTCCGCGCGAGCGAGCCCAAGAAATCAAGCGGCTGCGGCTCGTGTTGAAGACTGGCCGGTTCACCTGCCGGGAGATGGCTTCCATCCGAGGGAAGATCGGCGGGCTCTCCGGCTACAATCATCCCGGCAGACGCAAGGGCGGATACGCCGCGGCCAAGAAACGCTGGGGCTTCGTGCCCTCAAAAGCCAAGCTCAGCAAACCCAAACCATGAGCCACCTCTCCTGCGCAGCAGACGACTACTCCAAGGCTACGAACCCACGACGGGCACTCAGCTGCAAAGCTACAAACCCACGACGGGCACTCAGCCAGCCGAGTAACGAGCCCATTTCGGGCGCTCTGCTGCGCAGGACCTCTTTTTATGAAACCTTCTGAAATCCTGGCCGAAGCGAAGGCCATTCACGCCCAGCTGCAGGACATGCTGCTGGCCGAAATACCCAAGCCAGAAAACTGTGTCTTAGACTGTCGCTGGTGGGTGGTCTCAGAGTACGCCGACTTCCAAGTCAAACTGCTTGGCAAAGTCCAGATCAACGGATCCGAACACGAGTTTTCTTACGGGCTTCCCATGGACGCGTCTCGGGAAGACCTCTCTCGAGTCTACGAGCTCTTCGTTAGAGACTTCATCCTCAAATCTGGAATCCGCGACGATCTGGCGAAAGCCGTAACCGACGCACGCATCTTCCCGTTAAAGAAAGGCATCCCTGCATGAACTCATCCTTCCGACTCCAATTCCGAGCGACGCGCTCTCCATTCCTAGGCGACTGCATTGAGCTATTCTGTGCTGCGATCACCGAAGACAACGGCGTCCGCAAAGTTCGCATCGCCAGGTCGCCGGCGCTCGACACTCTCACAGACGACGAGCTTTGCTGCTCGCAGTCGCCGATGCTCTCACTCACGCAGCAGAGCGCCCAGCAGCTGATGGACGAACTCTGGCAGACCGGGCTCCGCCCCACAGAAGGCACCGGCTCGGCAGGCGCGCTTGCTGCTACCGAAAGACACCTCTCCGACATGCGCGCTCTGGTCTTCAAGCAGAACCCAAAATTGTGAGCACCGCCGAAAAACTGAACATCATCCGCGCCGAGTGCGTGAGGCTTTTGGAACTGAGCGAGAAGCGGACGCAGGGGAGGTGGATAACACACATCGTAGGCTGTCATTGGACCGCGATTGAAATTCCTGACACAGCCCCCGTTGGAGAAAGTAAAGGCAAAAATTCAACTCCAATGTGCGCGGATAGAGACGCCGCCTTCATCGCAGCCTGTGCCGGAAACGCCGAGGCTGGGTGGAAGTCCACGATTGCGGCGATTGACGGACTAACAGAAATCGCTTGGATAAAAGAAACAGGTCTCAGAGACTACTCTTGGACGGGAGACAAAGCACTTCAAACGCTCAACGACATCATCTCCGCATGGTCGAGCCTCGGACTCTTGGAGGGAGATATTGTGGCGAACGCCAAAGATCACGTATGACCACCAGCGCGACAGACTCCAATCCGCAAACCGGCGTGGCCGCTGGTGGGCATTACGTGGATCGCCTTGTTCGCCTTCGGTTGGAAATGTGGGAGGAAGGCTGGGAATCCGACGACAAGCTCACCACACAGGGGTGGGGAAGCGGTCTCGGATACTCGATTTGGTTTACGCGCTGGGACTGGCACGGGAAAAATCTCACGGCTTTCCGGGCAACCTACCATGCGCACGGGTTGGTCGCTGACGGGATAATGCCGGTCGCTGAAAAGGCCGCATCACTGGCACGGGAGGCATGGGCAAAATTTCCAGAAGAGCCGCCGAATCAACTGCCCGGATATATTCTGGCGAACGACCTTCGTCAGCCGCCCCTACCGGTGGCTGACTCAACTACCATCAAAAGCGCCGACCGGTAGGGGTTGGCTGCACGAAATTGTTCGACATTTATGGGCACCGTCAAAATAGAAAAAATCAAGCTGACCATCGCTGGTCAGGAAGTGGAAATGACTCTGGAGCAGGCACGGGAACTCCGCGCTATCCTCAACGAACTGTGGCCGGAACCGACAGAAAAACTGGTTCCGATGCCACAACCATACCCGGTTGCCCCGTATCAGCCGCCCGTCATCATCGAGCGGTGGCCGGAATATCCGTGGTGGCAACAACCGATCATCACATGCCAGTCAGGGAACCAAACGCTGTGCATCGCTGCAAAATGAATATGTCGAACGCCTAGCTCTGGCACCGCCACCACTTACACCCCAAAACTATGCCCACCAAAAAATCAGCATCGAACGAAACTGAAACGCAGCCAACACCGAAACCGCCCACGGGTGAGGATTCGGTGCATGAACCTGCTTTGCCTCGGCACGAAAATCGCCGACGGATGTGTGTTGCTGAGAAAGATGTGCCCTACACTACAGAAGGGAATGTAGTGTGGAGGCGTGAGCCGTGCGGAGGCGAGGCAATGGAGGGCAGCAAATTCTGCCGATGGCATCACCGCGACGACTATTTGAGACCAGAGACAATCAAAGGCTTTGTCATGCCGAACGTCCGCGATCACCGGCACTCAGCCGGTGGCGCGACGGATGCCAAGGAGGAAAAACTATGAAAGAAAATGAAACGATAGCATCCGGCGTGACGCCGGGTGAGTGTTCGGTGGATCGCTCTGTTCGGCCTATTGTCGTCCTGGTGACCCGGGATGAAGCGATCATGGCAAGGTCACTTGCAGCGTATCACGGAAAGATCGCTGACAAAATCCGCGCCGGGGGAATCTCTCTCGGGATGATGCTCTGGCTGGCTGGAGTGTCGGAAATGACAAATGACGAAATACAGCAAGGGTGGCTGAAAGAACTCTCAAAGCACAATCTGAGCCGAGTGGATGTCGAATCTCTGCCGGATGGTGGAACGCGCATTCTTCTTTGGCCGAACGCAAAAGTGACCGATGCGAAGCATTCGGCCCACTGACTTGTTCTCAGGATATTTTTACTATGGAAAACTCGAAAATCGAATGGACAACGCACACCTTTAATCCGTGGATCGGATGCACGAAGGTATCGCCTGGGTGCGCCAACTGCTACGCAGAAACGCTCATGGATAAACGGTTCGGTCGTGCGAAATGGGGAGATGAAAACCCAAGATCGCTGACAAGTCGGGCGGAATGGGCAAAGCCTCTCAAGTGGAATCGTGACTATGCGGAAGGGGACATCATGGCAGATCCTCCGGTGCAACGTCCTCGCGTGTTCTGCGCTTCCCTCTCGGACTGGCTCGACTGGAAAGCGCCCGTTGAATGGCGGGTAGAACTGCTGCGTCTGATCGAAAAAACACCGTTTCTGAATTGGTTGATGCTCACCAAAAGGCCTGAAAGCTGGGAGGCTCGGATGATGGAAGCCTGCCATGCTTCGCCTCTGGCTGGGAAGTGGCTGAATGGGGATGCCCCTCACAATGTCTGGATGGGAACCAGCGTAGAAGATCAAGCGCGAGCCAACGAAAGGATTCCTCTCCTACTGGAGATCCCTGCGCGAATCCGCTTCCTGTCATGTGAACCGCTGCTCGGCCCGGTGAGCATCCCCGACGCGCTGCCTTGGAAAATCGGGAGCGAGGGGAAGACCGCTGGAATCCATTGGGTAATTTGCGGCGGCGAGAGTGGCCCCGGATCACGCCAGATGCAGCCGGAATGGGCTCGGCAACTCCGCGACGATTGCGAGGAAGCGCATGTTGCCTTCCTATTCAAACAATGGGGCGGAGTGGACAAAAAAGCGAATGGCCGAGAACTGGACGGCCGCACGCACGACGATATTCCTGAGAACGCAAAAGTGGCCGATCCGAAGGATTCGGTCCACTAACCTGTTCGACATTTTGAATTATGGAACTGGAAAACAACCCACTCAGAGATATCAATAACGCCCGAAACCTGCCAAGGACTGATGGAATCCCGACCTCAGTAAATGAGTATCTGGAAACCCCGGCCACTCGACACGCACTTAGGATGCTTGGCGACAAGTGCATCGCGCTGACAAGGGATAACGACAGGCTTCGTGAGGAATCGCTTGCATGGCGCCACAAGTGCGAGCGACTGCATAGTCTCCTCGACCCTGACAGTATTATCTCAGCCTGTGTCCCCGGCGGAGACGCGTGCGACCCGCAACAAGTTGCTGATGCGATACGGGAATATTTGTCGAACGTCGCTATCACCGCGTGGTCGGGCCTCGGACTATGGGAGGACGGGGAGTGAGCACCTTCAGTGGATCCATCACAAGCGGCGGCAGCGACGAGTTCAGCGAAGTCCAGACGAGGTCCCGCCGGTCTTTCGCCCAACCAAAGCCCCGCACGCCGCTGCAGGAGGAGGCACTTGACAAGATCCGAGCCGACTTCCTCCAGGACCTGGATGATTCTGTCACCGTCGAGGTGGACGACTTCGAGGCCGACTTCTTGAAGTCCAACTTACGTAGGAAGTCCTTCTCACCCGGTCAGCGCCGAGTCATCGATAAGATGCGCCGGAAATTCGAAAGACGCTTGTCATGAAGCCAGGCGACCTCATCACAAAGACTAGCCATCATCCGCGAGGCAAGCGGCACGGGGTGCTTATCTCATTGAAGGGCAAGACGGCTACCGTGAAGTTGCACGGCATGAAAGAACAGCTTCGCCTGCCTGCAAATAAGCTGGTTTTGAAGCCTTGAAAAATGATCAAAAATTTTATTTACTTTTAAGTGACGGTTAGTTATTCTTAGTTTTGTCATGAGTAACCTACACACTCCTACAGTCAACTTGGCTGACAAACATCAGCTCAAGCTCCTCCGCACGAAAATGGACGAAGCCCTCGCCACTTTGGCAGATATGGGCGTCACCTTGAAGTGCGGCTCCATCAAATACTGCGCAGACGGAACAGTCGCGACAATCACAGTCGACGCGACAACCGGGCAAGCCAGAGGCAAAGACCAATACCAACTCGCCTTTGAGCGCTTGCACGCCTGCTACGGCTTCACCCGCGAGATGCTCGGCAACCGCTTCACGCATAAAGGCGTTTCCTACGAGCTTCACGGCCTGGCGCCCAACCGCTCGAAATTCCCCATCGTGGGAAAAGGACCCGACGGGAAGATCTTGCTCTTCACTAAGAGCGTCGTCCCGCAAATCCAATCCGGAGAGAAGCCTCTGTTTCCCAACGGTTAATCCCATGAGCGCACTGCCCATTTACTACAGCATTCGCGACTTCAAAAACGGATACCGCGGCTACTGGCTTAGCGAGCAGCCGGACTCCCAGGTCTGGGCGCACGGGTTTTTCTGGGACGGCCGCGGTCCTCACAAAGCGACGCAGTACCACGCAGCGGAAGCCGCAAAAGAAGCGGCCGCTCACTTTGTCAACCGCGGGCACATCTCAGAAGACGGCTTTCTCATTGAGGTGCGCGCTACGTGCGTCGCTGAGCTGGTCGCTGAGTTGTCTCGCGCGGGGTTTGAAACTGAGTGCGACTCTTACGCCTTTCAGTGGCCCAACGCTACGTACGAACAGGGACGCTTGATGCGAAATCCCGTGACTGGGGAGGCTTGTCTTTTACGCAAGCGAGACTTTTTATGCGCGGTCGGGACATACCTCCCAGTCCCAGCCGCAGAGCCCAAGCAACTGCTTCTCTTCTAAGAATATGTCTACACCCAAAAAACCCAAGCCGGAGTTAGTCGTGTCTATCGCGCAGCTTACCCACGAGCAAGCGAAAGAAAAGGCCTACGCCGTTCTCGAGTGGTTGCACAACCACCCCATCACGGAAGACTTTTCTCCGCAGGAGAGGCTTCATCACATCGGCCGCTGCAACGACATTAAGTCGACGCTCACTACGCTGCTGCACAACTTGAACCTATGAAGCCCCTGCCTCAAAAATTCTCCAAGCACGGCTTCGAGTTCGAGCTTATCAAGCGAGAAGGCGACGTCGCTCTTCTCAAGAAGACGCGCGGCGCTTACGCTGGGTACGAAGTCGTGAAGATCCAGAAGCATAATGGCGTCGAATACGAAGGCTCAGTCACAGAGGCCGCCGAGCATCTTCCGGGAAACTCCGACTGGGGCATCTCCGGGTTCACTTATCTGCTCGCCGATCTTGATCGCGCCGAACGCCGATTCGCCCAACTGGTCGCGTTCAAACAGCACCAGACGGCGACCAAAGACGTCAAGGGCATCTCCCGATCGTTCAAACTCACACTGAAAAAACTCACATGAAACTACACCACATCATACTCACCCCGCAAGGAGCTCAGCAGCTGCGCGCCATGCGGATCTCTCAACTCGGACGGGAGCTCATCCCATTCCGCAACCCGCTGTGCCGGCGCTTGGAGGAACTTCGCAAGACACAAGACGCACTCGAGCAGAAGCAAGCTGACCTGCGCCGGCAGCCCATCTCAGACTTTATCGAGCTGAAGGTGGAACTTCCGCGCAGCACCAAGATCTCGGCGTTGAAAGTCTTAGGCTTCAACACCGCTCGCCCGAACGCAGAGCGCTTCATCCAGGAGGTGTCGGTCGCATGAACTCCTGGCTTCCTCTTCTTCACTGGGTCTTTACTTACTGGGAGACGTTGCTTCTCGCGCTGGTGGCGCTTGTCGCTCTAGCCTCTGCGGTCTGCCTTCTCTGGAGGCCGTATTGGAACCGCCGCCGGTTCGTTGACGGCTACAACTCTATCGCCGACCAGTTCATGCATTCTAAAGACACGACCATCTCCCTCACTGCGCCAGCGCCGCCTGCAGCGTGGTCTGTCGTACACCAGACGCTGTTCCGCAATGGGCAGCTGAAGGCTCTCAGCGTCCTAGAAGCGCACAACCAGCGTGTGGAGGCAGCTCTGAAGCGCGGCCGGAAGCGGGCGACCGCTCGTAAGAAACGAGTCTAAAGCCGCTTTCTTAGTACTTAAAACCACCTAGATGTCACTAGTCATGCCTGCGAATAGGTCTAATGGCTTTGCTTTCCGTCCGTATCAGGTCGAGGCCGGGCGCCAGCTCTCAGAAATCCTCTTATCTAAGCGATTTGCCTTAGACGGGAGCGACACCGGAGTTGGCAAGACTTTCACGGCCATCGCTGCGCTGACTGAGTTTGAGTCTGCTCCGGTGGCAGTCATCTGCCGAGCGCGCGCTCAGACGAAGTGGCGAGAAGCTTTAGCTCTTTTCGAGATCACGCCTCTATTCATCATGAGCTGGGACAAAGCTCGCGGGACGAACGAATGGTTTCGCCCCATCATGACTCAGCGGGGGAAGTTCTCTACTTTCTCGCTGCGGCTGAGTGAGCCCACTCTCATAGTGATTGACGAAATCCATGCAGGCGGCGCGATCAAAAGCAAGAACGCCGAGGTAGTGATCGCCTGCCGGCGGTGCCCGGATGCTTACGTCTTAGGGCTGTCTGCTACTGTCACCGACACTCCGCTCAAGATGCGCGCCATCGGCTTCTGCTGCGGCCTGCACACTTTAGGCGAAGACTACTGGCTTTGGTGCCGGAGAAACGGCTGCGGGAAGAGTCCTTTTGGCGGGCTCTATTTTCGAAAGCGCGACCGCGAGCGCGTCTTGGGCAAACTGCATCGTATGTTGTTTAACTCGGAGGATTCGTGGGGCGTCCGGCTTCGCCGCAAGGAGCTTGCTGACGCCGGGCAGTTTCCGGCCTGCGAAACGTTCGTCGAGTTGTGGGATGTGCCTAGCAAACTTCCCGGCTGGCTCATGCTGCTGGAAGACGAGATCCGAGACGACGAGATCCGAGATGAGGAAAAGCACGAAGGCGAGACTCCGGCGATCGTAAGAGCGATTCGTGAGCGGCAGCGCGCCGAGCTTTACAAAGTGCCGGCTTTGATTGAAGAAATTGAAGACCAAGTAGAGGAAGGGTCGTGGGTCATCGTTTTCGTGCAGTTCACCCGCACGCTGCATGCGATCGCGTCTAAGCTGAAGCAAAACTTTGCAGTCGTCGCTGGGAGTTGGCCGGGCAAGCGCGCCGACGAGGAAGCCGAGAAATTTCAAAGCGGAAAAGTCCAAATCATCCTCTGCCAGATAGACGCCGGCAGCGAGTCCATTGACTTGCATGACACAGACGGCTCCCGCCCGCGTCACGTCATCTTATTTCCCACTTACAAAGCAGTCACTCTGATCCAAGCGTTAGGCAGAGCTCCTAGAAGCGGAGGGAAGTCTCCCGTCGTGCAGCGGCTAATCTACTCGGCCGGCGGGATTGAGGAGAAGATCGCTAAGGTCGTTGAGCGGAAGTTGGAAAACTTGAACATGATCGCAGACGGCGAGCTGACCGCGGGAGGAATGATCTGAGCGCTGAGCAGTCAAAAAGTTTTCATTCATAGTCTTTTTATATTTACGTAGCAGTCAGTTATTTTATTATCACCCTTGTCATGAGCAAACCAGTCCCACACTTCAAGCCACGTCTTCCTGAGTTGATGGAAGCCAGCCGCGACGTTCAAGCTTTAGTCCTCCAAGCGCTCAAGTCTTTCAGCAAGCACCAATCCATGGGTGATTCTTGGCAAGCGCTGCTCGAAGTTCCAGAATTTCGCTACGTTTTCTGCGGCGACGCCAACTGCGAGTTCGCCCATTTCTACGTCGAGATTGAAGACCTCGCCAGGGCTCAGACACTTCAGCGCCACGCGGACATCCTCTATTCCATCGAGCACTTCCGGCTTAGCGTTTACGAATATGCGATGCTTCTTGCGGTGGCCGCTGCCACTCGCTGCGAAGACCCAAAGCGAAAAGTTGGGGCGGTCGCTCTCACAAAAGAGAACCGAGTAGTGGCTACCTCTTACAACGGCTTGCCGCGCGGGGTAGACTACGATCTTTCCTGGTGGGACAGCGACAAAAATCGCCGGCAGTTTGTCATTCATGCTGAGAGCAACCTGTGCAGCCTCACTCAACGAGGCGACGTCGAGACGGTAGCTGTTACCACTATGCCTTGCGGCCCGTGTGCTCGAGATCTTGTCGCCCATGGAATATCGCGCGTCATCTTCGGTGGATACTACCCCACGGACACATCCGGCGAAGAAATCTTCGAGAAGTTCGGCGTTGAGACGATTCTTATCAACGCGAAAGATACCGCGAAAACTTTGGTTAACGTCCTCAATCATATATGAAATCCGCACCTCCACAACACTCCGCGAGAAAACATTCTCGCATATCGCCCTCCGGGCTCAAGTCTATCCAGCTGTGTCCCGGCTACGAAGGAATCGAAGGCGAGTCTGACGCGTCACTTCGCGGCACGGCTTTGCACGAAATCATGGACAGCGGCATCGTGCCGGAGACTCCGCCGAAATATCTCGACAGTGAAGACCTCGAGATGGCCAGGCGACTTCTTGCTACGCTTGCTAAGGCAGAAGCCGTCTCGCCTTATGAGTCGATCAAAGAAATCGAACTCGACTTCACCCCACTGGAGTTGGCTGACTTTGAAAAAGGTCATGCAGACCGGGTCATCATCTTAGCTGAAGATGAAGGCGGTGACCCGCGAGACGTAGAGCTGATCGACTTTAAGTTCGGCCGCATGGAGGTCGAGTCTGTGAAGACCAACATACAATTCCGGGCGTACGCATTGGGACTCTTTCTCTATCTGCCTTCGGTCGAGTCCATCCGAGTCCGCATCATGCAACCGTTCCTCGCAGTGGACGAAACTCATACACTGACGCGCAAGCGTGATTACGACATGATCGTGACACAGATCAGCGCTATCGTAAAACGCCGGCAGAAATTCTTGGACACTCGCGACCCGCAAATGCTGAAGTCCGATCCCGACAATTGCACTTTCTGCGCCATGCAGGGGACTTGCCCCATCTGGCAGGCCTACCAGACACGACTCGCAAACGAAAGCAATCTTTTCGAAGTCCCCGTCATGCCAGTCGCGATGCTGGACGACCCGGAGCTCGCCGACCCGGATGAAGTCGTCCGAGTGTTCCGCTGGGTGAAGCCCATGGAGGACTATCTGAAAAAGGTCAAGCGCTTCGCCCTTTCAGTCTACGACACCGGACGTCTGGGGCCGGCGCTTACCTTAGTCGAAAAAGCAGGCGACGCCAACGTTGTCGATATCCTCACTGTGCGAGACCACTTGCGCAAAGAATACGGCATCTCTGAGGAAGAGTTTCTTTCTGCCTGCAGCATTTCGCTTGGGAACATCAAGACGTTAGTCGGCGAAAAGGCGCCCATTGGGGAAAAGGGCAAGCTTCAAGCGCAAGTCATCACGGAACTGTCCAATGAAGGACTCATTCAACATGGCTCGACTATCCGCTATCTTCAACTGTCGCGTAAAAAGCAACACCACTTCTGAGCAGTTCGCTGCTTAGGACACCAAACCGCCCGCGAGGGCTCAACCAACACAACAAACCAAACTAAAACTATGGCCATACAAAAACTGTCGCTCCGCCGCAAAGGCGCCGACGCCACACAGGAAGCCGGCGAAGAGCAGGCCGAGGCTCCTAAGAAACAGCTGCTCAAGAAAGCCGTCGCGGCTCCCGCCGAAGAAGAGGAGGAGGAGGAAACTCCCGCCCCGAAGAAAGTCCTGGTGAAGAAGCGTCTCGGCGGCGGACCCGCTGCGGAAGAGGAAGAAGTTCCTGCTCCGAAGAAAGCGCTCAAGAAAGTCGCGCCTCCCGCCGAAGAGGAGGAGGAAGAAGAAGAGCCCAACGTGGAAGACCGCGCCGAAGAGGAAGAGGAAGAAGTTCCTGCTCCGAAGAAAGCGCTCAAGAAAGTCGCGCCTCCCGTCGAGGAGGAAGAGGAAGAGGAAGAAGCTCCCGCTCCGAAGAAAACTCTCGCCAAGCGGCCGGCCGCTCCCGAGCCTGACGAAGAAGCGCCTTCTGACCGCGCAGTCGTCTCCTACCAGCCGCAGAGCTTCGGCTCTATCGACGGCCCGGTTGACGCGCGCGACCTCATGCGTCCGCGCATCAACATGGTACAAGCCAACAGCTCCGACCTGGAAGAGAAAGGCTTCTCGCTTGGGCAGATCGTGCTCAACGGGGAGATCCTCATTTGGGACAAGGGCTTCGACCCGCTGAACCTCATCCTCCTCACCGGGCGGAAGAAGTTCGTGCAAAAGCTCAGCGACGAGGAATACAAAGAGGGCGTCATCCCGCTCATCTTCGACTCTCCGGAAGCTGTCGCCGAAGCCGGGTTCAGCACGGAGTGGGACGGGGACGAACCGCCGACTGTGGACCCTGCGTTGTTCGCGCTCTTCTTGCTCGAGCAGCCGGAGTTCATCGAGCCGGATCCGATCTTCAACCTCTCGTATGAAGATCGCGTCTTCGCCTTGGCGGAGATGAAGTTCACCGGAGTCAACTACCGCGCTTCCACGGCCGGCAAGTGGCTCATCACTCAGAGCCGCACCAGCTTGGCTCCGGACACGCGCCACTACATGCTCGCCTTCAATGCCTCTCGCGAGAAGCAGAAGAAGAGCGGGAACATCGTCACGGTCGCGAACTTCAAAAACCTCGGCAAGCACAAAGATCCCAAGTTCTTGGACTGGGTGTGCAGCCTGGGCTAACCAAATTGGGACAGGCCTGTGACAGGGCCGTCTCATGACTCGGGAGAAGCACACTCCTAGAAATTAAAGCCTTCGCTGGCAGACCGAAGAAGACGTCTGCCGCCCACTTTCAATATGTCTTTCGATCTACAAGTCCAGAAATTCTTAGTCAACGACTGCCCAGTTGACCGCAAGCTTTCTACTTGCCATGGGACTCGCTACCGGTTTCTCGCTTCGGCGTACGACGCAGACTCCATCCCGCTGCCTGACTTTACTACAATCTACGTTCGAGACATGCGAGCAGAAGCCTCGCCCGCTTACTGGCGAGCGAACGCCACTAACCCGGAGCTAGTCATTGAGCTCGAGCAGGTCTCAGATGCGAAGCTGAACAGCATGGCTGACGAAGCCGACTCTTGCTGGCGGCAATTCTCCCACGATGTCCACAAGCGTGTTCGTTGGATGAATCTTCTAGGCGTTCACTCAGACATCCAGGCCAGGATGCTGTCTCCGCTTGCACTTCGTATCACAGAGATCAATACCTTGCAGGACGACATGCTCGCGATTCTTTATTCAGCCAGTACTACAGACATGTCTAAGATCGCAGTCCGGCTGCGAGACCTCGAGCACACTAAAGAAGTGCAAGACCAGGAGCCGATCGTCGTGTCTTTCCAAGAATTTTTATGGCCCGCGAAAACTAAAAGCATTCCTGCCTGGGCCGCTGGGCGGTATGCGCAAGCTCTCGCAAATCAATTCGCTTCTCCGGCGTCTTCTTTCGCGCCTTCTGATGTATGAAATCGCACGCCGCCGTTGACTTTGAGAGTACGTTTTTTCCCAAGCGAAAGATAGGTCTGCGCACCATGGGCGTCGACCAGTATCTATGGCACCCAGAGGTAGAGATTTATCTTTGCTCAATTCACACTCAATGGGGCGAATTCGTAGGGCATCCCGCAGAGTTCAACTGGAGTGAAATTGCCGACTTAGACTGGGTGAGCCACAACGCTGGGTTTGACCGCCGTGTGTGGAGAAGGTTCTTGCACGACCACCCAGATCAAGCCTGCTTCAGTCCTAAAACCTGGCACTGCACCGCTAATATGACGAGCTGGATGGGTTTGCCACGCGACCTAAAAGGGGCCGTTTCTGCCGTGTTTAACGTGGACATCTCAAAAGACGCCCGCAAGAAGATGGAGAACAAGACAGCGCGGGAGCTTCAGCAAGGCCCTGACTGGACTTACATTCTCGAGTATGCAGCGCGCGACGCGCTATGGTGTTACAAGCTTTGGGAAGAGTGCCATGAAAAGTGGCCGTCTCAGGAGCGAGAGATTTCGGAGATGACCATGCAGCAGTGCTTGCGCGGCCTCCCGGTTGATGAAGAATACGTAGACTGGGCGCTCAGCAGACTGGAGCGCGTCTGCTGGGAGACAAAGAAAGTTTTGCCGTGGGCCAATGGCACTAGCGAAGAAGCAGCAGTGCTATCTCCGATCGCTTTAGCAGAAGAATGCCGCAAGATAGGCGTGACTCCCCCGGTCTCTCTAGCCGAAGACAACCCAGCTTGTCAGAAATGGGAGCGCGAAAACATCAACATCTCGTGGGTCCAAGCCATGAGGCGCTATCGCAAAGCCAACCTGCTGAAGACAAAGTTCCTCAGCATGAAGACGCGGATCTCTCCCGCTACCGGACGCATCGACTTTTCTCAAAAGTATTGTGGTGCCCACACAAAGCGTACCTCTGGCGGCGACAACTCCGCGTCAAGCAAGGGGTTCAACGTTCAGGGCTTTCAGCGCGATCCGTTTGCCTGCGTCGAATTGGCCGAAGGACAGAAAGTTCGAGAACTGCCTCTGCAAGACCAAGTAGACATGCGGCGTGCGATCCACGCAGAGAAAGACGGCGAGATTATCGTAGCGGACCTGGCGCAAATCGAGCCTCGTACTTTGGCTTGGGTCACAGATGACCGAGCAAAGATCAAACTGATCAACCAAGGGATGTCAGTCTATCAGGTGCATGCAGTCCAGACGCTCGGTTGGAAAGGCGGCACGCTAAAGAAGGAAGACTCTCACAAATATGCTCTCTGCAAGATGCGTGTCCTCGGACTTTCTTACGGCTGTGGCTGGGTCCGGTTTGTGGATTACTGCTGGTCGCAATTCGGACATCTCATCACGCCGCGTGAGAGCAAGATGCAAGTCAATGATTTTCGTAGGAAAGAGCGGAAGATCGTTGCCTTTTGGAATAAGCTCGGCGTTCAGTTAGAAAACGCGATCGGCGGAGACTTAGTGATTGAACTTCCGACTTGGAACAACATGGTCTATCGGAACGTGAAGAAAGTCGAAGGCCAACTTTCTGCGACGTTGGCGACTGGGCGGGTCAATCGCTTATGGGGCAGCCTGCTTTGCGAAAACGTTATCCAGGCGATCGCTAGAGACGTCTTTTATGAAAAACTTGTCAAAATCGAACGAGGCGGAGTACCAACCTTGTTTGCCGTGCATGATGAAGGCATTACCGATCAAATTCACAAGTCGCAAGCGCAGGAAGCTTTGGAATTCGTGTATGAAGTCATGCGAGAAGAGTGTTCGTGGATGCCTGGCATCGCACTGGACACCGAAGCTTTCACCACGCCTTTCTACAAAAAGTAATTTATGCCAAAGACAACTGAACAACTAAGAAAAATGGATCCGGAAGACTTGACGGCCCACGACTTCGTGGCCTTGTCGATTCTTGTCGGATTGGTCGCCAACACCCCATCCGAAGCGCAGCGTTTTACGCACCAAGCGCTCGTGAAGAAAAGCCGAGACCTCGCCGACATGTTCTTGCTTCAACGAGAGGAGCGTGCGTCATGAGCAACGCTGAGAAAAACTCAGAAGAACCCGCGAAGTGCTCAGACGCGCTGGTTGACAAACGGTTTCTCAACGCGCCGTACCCACACTTCACTGTGTCGGTCATCCCTTTCGATCCCGAAACTCACGAGTGCGCTATCCTTTGGCGCGGGGACGGAGTCCGGTCTGCGAAAAACTGTCTCGCCCTGCCTTCAGGGCTGCTCGAACATGGGGAAAACTTCAACCTTTCGCTCGCTCGAGAACTTTCCGAAGAACTCGGGCTGCCCTTCGTAAGTCGAGACGTCACATTCCGGACGTTATACCGCAACATCCCAGGCGACGGGTTCGATTGGGTCATCGGCATCTGGACAATGCCCGTGTTTAACCTTCGTGATCACGCAAAAAATGTCGAGCCTCACAAGCATGACTGGATCGCGGTAGTGCCCATTGAAGTGCTATGGCTTTTGGTTCAAGTGCCTGGCCTTTGGAGTGGCGGGCTTGCTGACGCATTGCGGCCGGTCGTGTTGAAACTCAAAGACGAACTTCAATGAATCACCCCATCATCGTCATCGAAGGTCCCGACGCGACTGGGAAGACCACGCTTGCCGACCACTATTGCGAAAAGTACGGCGGCCGCAAGATTCATCTCACGCTGCGAAAGTCTATGTTCGCTTATCAAGTCGGCAGTCTTTGGCTGGCGACTAAGTGGAGCAAGCACTGTCCGGTTATCATTGACCGTCACTGGCCTAGCGAGAACATTTACGCAGGCGCTTACCGAGGCGGCACACTTCTTGAAGAAGAAGCGGAGTGGCTCGCCCGGGTGATGTCTTATCTGGGCGTGTTTTACGTAGTCGCTCTTATGGGCTCTATCCAAAGAATGCTGCAGGCTCACCGGGATACTTTCGCCGCTCGCAAAGAAATGTATGAGCCGTCCTTGCAGTATGAAATGGTGGTCCGCGGCTACTGGGACTGGTATTACGGCAGCCACACGACCGCTGAGGACATTGGGTACTGTCGTGCTCATGCACCCATGCGCGAAAAGCACATGTCTTGCTTTCTATACGACCGAGATCTTGACGGCGCAGATCTGCCTGCATTTACGCACGACGTTCACGTCTTGTCTACGGCTTGGAGAAAGCATTGCATGCAAGACAAGTTCGCAGCTCGACTTACCACACACAAAAAATCATTCCTCCACGAATGTGGCTACCGCTCATGAATACCTACACCGACGCAGTCTCAGCCGACATCGCTTGGGACCATCTTTTACACGACATCTGCACCTTCGGGGAGAAGACAGCTCCTAGAGGAATGCCGATCACTGAAATCATCGGCAACCAAGTCATCGTGGACATGCAGCACCCGGTAATCACTTGCGTTGAAAGAAAGTTGAGCTACACTTTCATGCTTGCCGAAGCGTGGTGGATTCTGTCCGGGAAGAAAGACGTGCCGAGCATTGAGAAGTATTGCAAGGTCATCACAAAATTCTCCGACGATGGGCTCACGTTCTTTGGCGCTTACGGCCCGCCGATATCTGAGCAGTTAGACTACGTTGTCGACTGTCTCAAAGGCGACCGCGACTCTCGGCAAGCCGTGCTCACCATCTGGAGACAAAACCCGCAGCGCTCGAAAGACATCCCTTGCACAGTCGCCGTGCAGTGGGTTATCCGAGACGGGCACTTGCACTGTATTGACACCATGCGAAGCAACGACGCATGGCTCGGGTTTCCTTACGACGTGTTCAACTTCTCCATGCTGTCCTGGCACGTGCTCGAACAGCTACGAAGGTTGTCTGAGTACCGAGACTTGAAGCTCGGCGCGCTGTTTTTGCAGGCGGGGTCGCACCACCTGTACGACCGCGACATGATAAAGTACCAGCAGCTGAAGCAGACCAATCGGCTTCGCCACAACTTCGGCGGAGTCGCTGGGCATGCCCTTTCTGCTAGCTCCGTAGTGGACCAGCTAGCCTTTGCCCTAGGCGAGCCAGTTCCCGCCGGGACTCAGTCAGGCTCCTTCTTTTGGTTTTTTAACAACCAGCTTAGAAATTCTTAAATACAATTTGATTTCGCTACCAACTCGTTTTTGTAATAGTTTGTTTTGTCATGGGCCAATCAGACATCCAGTTCCCTACTATACCTAACCTTTCATCTGCGGAAGTTACTTTTTCTAACCCGGCGGAATTCGTGCCACGAGTTCCTAAGTTCAAGACAAAACGACTCTACAAAGAATGGTTGGCGCAGGAGTCTTCAGAGCACTGCTTATACTCTGGGTTTGTGGGCGTCATCCCTGCTCTGCGGGTACAAACTTCGTCTAACCCCATTCACTCCATGCATGCGATCGTCGCGGACTACGACTCGCAGATTTCAGGAGAGGACTTGGAGAGCATGCTCGACCGGGCAAAAGACAACGCGCCTAACTGGGTGCATACGACTCCGTCAGGCGGCGCTCGTTTGATATGGACATTAGACCGCCCTGTGTTAATCGCTTCGCCGGCGATCTTACAGAAAACTCTGCGCGCTATCGCTAAGTCGTTAGACCTGCGCGGTCTTCTTCCAGGTTTTGATCTGCAGGACGCTTTCATGAATGCCAGCATCTACTACGATGTCGGGCGAGACTGGATCGAGATCACCAACCACAAGCCGATGAAGGCTTCCTTCGTCGAAGGGCTGATCCTCAAATCCTCGGAAGGCGTCAAATGGGCTGGGGAAGAAATTCCGCTGGATGTCATAGAGCGAAAGATGCAGGAAGACTTCCCCGGCCGCTGGGATGGGCCTTTTGTAGAAGGCGCTCGCGGTGTTCGGTTTTGGGATGCCTTAGCCGACAACCCGTCTGCGGCGATCGTGCGTCCTACCGGGATGCAGTGCTTTACTGGGCCTCTTGGGTTTGTCCCATGGAGCAAGATCTTCGGCCCAGGTTTTGTCGAGCAGTTCACTACCACGCAGTTAGGCGAAGTCGTTGAGGACGTATGGTACGACGGGCGAATATATTGGTACCAGTCAAGCGACGGAAAATGGGAGCCGCGGGCGGAAAAAGAAATGAGCCGCTACCTCAAAGTAGAAAAAGAGCTCTCAGCCGATAAGGGCCGCGACGCTACGTTCTCCGAAGTGGAGCAAGCCCTTCACATGATCGACCAGCATCGGCGCGTCGCCGGAGCAGCGCCATTTATCTTCCGCCTCCCAGGCATGATTGAGTACATGGGCGAAAGAGTTCTGAATACAGCTCAAGTGAGAGTCTTGCAGCCGGCGAGTGGCGTGAAAGACTGGGGCGACAAGTTTCCGTGGATCTGTGAGTTTTTAGAGAATTTCTTTGACAGTGAAGAGCAGCTTCTATTTTTCATCAGCTGGCTGAAGAGGTTCTATTGCTCTGCGTTAGAGGGAATGCCCAATCAAGGGCAAGCGCTTTTCATCGCAGGCGAGTCCGGCCAAGGCAAAACACTGCTATCTAACCGGATCGTGTCTGGGCTGATGGGCGGGCACCAAGACGCGTCGAAGTTTTTATTAGGTGAGTCCGACTTCAATAAGAAGCTGTTCCACCGTGGACTGTGGACTATTGACGACGCCACGCCAGGCGACAGCGTGTCTGACCACAAGAAGTTTTCGTCTCTCTTGAAGAAAGTCACCGCAAACACCAGCTTTGAATACCACGCCAAATTCCAAGACTCAGCGATGGTCGAGTGGAGTGGCCGCGTGATTGTAACCGGCAACGTAGATGCAGAAAGCCTTCGGATCCTCCCAGACCTCGATACTTCCATCTTAGACAAGATCATGCTTTTCAAGGTGGCCACCATCAACAAGAAGTTTCCCGAAAGCAAGACTTTGCAGAGCATCATTGACAAAGAACTTCCCTTCCTCGGCGCTTACCTGCTCGAGTTCGAAACGCCAAAAGAATGCGACGGCGGAAGCCAGCGGTACGGCATCGCAAGCTACCATCATCCTGAACTTCGCCTGGCAGCCGGCGAAAGTACTGACGCGACAGTGCTCGGCGAAATTCTCGAGTCCTTTATGCAAGCCCGAGAAAAATCTGGCGAGCCGATCCCATGGGTCGGGACTGCGACTGCGCTCATGCAAGACATTCTGCTTGACGACGTGCTTCGCAGCATGATCGGACGAAACTCTGTCAAATGGCTTGGCATCCAGCTCGGCAAACTTGAATCACAAGGCAAGAAAGTCACCTCCCGCCGGCTTCACGGCAAGAAAGTTTACACCATACAACTATGAAAATCATACATGTTCTCGGCCGCGGCTTAGAAGGCTGCGGTGTTTCCCGCTACGCAATAGAGTTTCACAACTGGGCGAAGAAGGCCGGCCACGACAGCTTTCTCATCGCGCTGGAGAAGCCGTGGACTGTCGGTGCTTACCTGAAGAAAACTCTCCCAGACCTGCTCAACCTGAAACCAGCCGACTTTGAGAGCTACATAGACGACATTCTCGCAGCCGACCTTGTCATCACCCACTCCTTCCCGCCAAAATCTTCAGACGCGGAAGTCTGCCGAGTGTGGAATAAGCTGATCGAGTCGCCCCGCCAAGCGATGCTCGTCCACACCTGCCATGATCATCACCCCATGAGCTGGGCCAGAAACTACGATTTCTTTCCAGGAATTCTCAAACACGACGGGATGCTTGTTCACGCGACGAATGGGAAGTTGCCGGCGAAAGTGAAAGCTTTGGACTCTCAGTTCCCCGTCTTGCCGCTCGTGCTCGGCATGGAGTTCGGCAACCAATCAGACTGGGTGCCCACAAAACAGCAGCAGAGACGCATATCCTACGTCGGGCGCTACGCCAACTTCAAAGACCCGAGCCGGATGATCCCTCTATGGGCTCAGATTGGCGCCCAAAATGACATCGAAGTCACTTTGTTTGGCATCGCAAGGGTTATTGAGTCGGCGTGGATCCGAGGTCACTATCAGTGTCGCGACATGGAACGCTCCGCTGGGAAGAAAGACTTTACCCGGAGAACTGACCGGGTTGGATTCTACCAAGCTTACCCGCGCGAAGTCGGTTTGGAATATCTCCGGCACACGGCAGTCATGGCCGACTTTTACACCCTCCCAGTCTATGGCCTTTCTATGGAGTACGCCATGTTCGAAGCTGTCGACTGCGGGAGTGTCCTTCTCACTGAGCCTCGCTATGTCCAAGAAGCGCCAGTCTTTCTAAACGACGGAGTCGTCGGCGATTACATCACTCCGCTGACGTTGGCAGCTACGCTCCGCGAGCCGCTTATTTTCACTGTGAACGGGAAGGATCTTCCACCTGTGAAAGTCACCACTGAAGTCGGCCCGACAGATCGCATCGTGGAAGTGATGAATTCGGCTAAGACCCGGGAGGAAATCCGGCAAGAAGCTTTTGCCTTCGCGAAGAGTTTGCATTCTTCTGCCCAGGTGTTCCCGTGGACCATCGAACAAATTTTATGAAAGAAAAGAACCCAACAGCTGTAGCCGTCCATGTTTTCGCAGGCGGCTTTTCCGTAGGCGTAGCCGCTCACTTCGACGTCATCGCCCATTTTGAGACTAGCAAGTACGGCTCGGAAGTCGTCGCGCTTAACCAACCGGAGGTCGACGTCTTTTCGGGGAAGGAGACCTGGCCGCTTGAAGGCTTGGCAGATCACAAGATTGACTTCGTATTCTGCAACCCGCCTTGCGCGCTTTGGAGTTCGATCGGCATTCTGGTTCAAAAAGGCGGAGCGGCCTGGAAAGACGACCCGAGGCAAAGCTGTTGGCACGACTGCTTCCAAGTCTTGGAGGCAGCCCGCCCGCAAGTCTTCGCCGTAGAAAGCGTGTGCCGCGCGTTCTCGCCTACCGGAGGACAGCCCCTCATGATCGAGTTCGCCGAAAAGGCCAACGCGCTTGGGTACTACGTAACCTTTCTGATGGTAAACGCCGCGCAGTGCGGAATCGCCCAAAACCGGAAGCGGTTCTTTTTCGTAGCGCACAAGATGCCCATGGACTTCACCAGCGACGAGACCCCAGACATCCCAGTCCGGGAAGCGTTGAAAGGCATCGAACCAGACGACTTCTACACCTTAAGCCCAGAGCTCGAGCGTATCGTTGCGAAAGTCGGATACAGCCAAGGACTGCGAGAAGTCTGGGAGGAGATGGTGCCTGAGCACAAGAGGAAGAGGAACAAGCACGGTCACGTCTCTGGGCGCCCCATGTTCATGACGCACCGGATCCACCCGGACAAGCCGCTCGGTGCGATGGCCGGTAATTACTATATCCACTATAAAGAGCCGCGCATGCTGTCCATCGCTGAGATGAAAGTTCTCGGCGGCTATCCGGAGTGGTTTACCTTCCCGGAGAAGATGACCACTGGGAAAAAGATTTCCTACCTCTGCCAAGCTGTCATGCCGGCCGTGGGCGAGTGGCTCGCGCGGCAGGCGAAGATCGCCATTCAGCATCAAGGCAAAGCCGACCTGGTGCAGCCAGTTTGCGAGTACCGACTGGTAGATCTTAGAAAAATCCCCGCTGAGTTCACAGAAGTGGACATCTCCTGAAGGTCTAGCCTTATCCGAGAGCCTCCGAAAATAGTTTCACTTTTTTGTTTACTTTTACCTGGCAGTTAGTTATCTTAAGGGTGTTATGAGAAACCAAGCACCCACAACGGGACTAGTGTCCGCCACGCGCTCACTGGTCGAACTGAACGAAACTGATCTTCGCAAGGCCTGCCCTGCGATCTTCTCAACCAAAGCGGATCCCCGCGTCAGTGAACGGTACTCCTTCACTTCCACGGCGGACATCCTCCCCGTCCTCCGCGACCACGACTTCATTCCCACTGGAGTCCAAACCCGGATGAAAGCGACACCCTTCAGCAAGCACGCCGTGGAGTTCTTCCACAGCCGCGACCTGGAAAACCTCCGCCGCGGAAAACTCGGCGAAGTCCCACGCATCATTCTCACCAACAGCCACGACCGGTCTAGCCGGCTGGTGATCATGGCTGGGTTCTACCGCCTGGTGTGCAGCAACGGGATGGTGGTGTCAAGCGGTGCCCACAGCGAACTGAGAGCCATGCACATCAAGCTGGATCCTGAGAGCATCAACAAACTGGTGCACGGCATCTCGCAGATGTTGGACGGCGCCAGCCAGCAGGTGGAGATCTTCAAGAACCGCAAGGTGTCGAAGATCGAGCAGTCAGTGCTCGCCAACTACGCCGTCGAAGTTCGCTACCGCAACTACGAAAAACCGAAGATGGCCGCCAAGGAACTTCTTACCGTGCGCCGCGACGTCGACAAGGGCGACGACCTCTGGTCGGTGTTCAACCGGATCCAGGAAAACGTCATGGTTGGCGGACTGCCTCTCTTCTCCGGCCGCAAGAGCGGCGGGGTGAAAAGCTTCGAGTTCTCGGTGAACGCGAACCGCCGCCTCTGGGCCGGAGCTGAAGCGCTCAACGCAGGCGGGATCAAGGCCGTACAGGCCCTCCGCGAAACCGTGAGCGCCCTCCAAGGCGACAACTAAGACACAAGCCTCAACCCAAGAAGGCGCCTCCGGGCGCCTTTTTGATGCCCAAAAATAGTCGAAAATAGTTGTGTACATATACCTAGCAGTCAGTTATTCTAGTCTTGTCATGAAAAACCAGACCACATCACCCCTGATAGAAAAAATTCGGGCCCTCTTCAAAATGGCGGACCCGAACAACGGGGCCACCCAGAACGAAATCGAGACCGCGATGCGGAAAGCCAAGGAGCTGATGACCAAGCACGGGATCGAGCAGATGGAGATCGGGGAGGCCAGCCAGGCCGCAGAGCCAGGCATCGTCCAAGAGTCCATCAATACTGGCCGCAAGCGGCGGGACGAAGACCGGTGGATCCCAGTCGCCATTAAGAAAGTCTTCGAAGTCGACGTCGTGTTCAGCCTCCGCTTTGACCCGACAGCCGGAGCACACGGTGGCTACCGCCACGTCTACATCTTCGTGGGCACGCCGGAGGACACACTCATGGCGCGTACTGTGTTGCCCATCATCTACGACGCCATGCGGATCGGCCTCAACGCCTACCTCAAGACTAATGGGGTCAAGTGGAACACCCACACGGCGAACAGCTTCTTCCGCGGCGTGGCAGACGGCTTCATCAACGCCTCGGTGCACGGGCAGGCGGCCGCTATGAAGCAGTTCAAGAAAGAGCAGCAGGACCGCTTCGCCATCGTGCTCGC